CCCGATGCGTTTATCGTGGAGAAGAAGTCCGCAGGCACGCAGTTGTATCAAGAGATGCGCCGTACCGGGATTCCTGTGGGGGAGTACACCCCACACAGAGGTAGCGGAGACAAGCTGGCACGGTTAAACTCTGTAGCAGACATCGTGCGTTCTGGGCTGTGTTGGGTGCCTGACACCCGCTGGGCCGAGGAGGTCGTGGAGGAGATAGCAGGTTTTCCATTCATGAGTAACGATGACTTGGTGGACTCGACGGTCATGGCGTTGATGAGATTCCGACAGGGAGGCTTCATCCGATTGCCTTCTGATGAGCCGGATGAGATTCGATATTTCAAATCCCGCAAGGGCGGGTACTACTAAGGATAGATCATGGCAGCAGCAGATTCAATAGGAAAAGGCTTGTACTCCGCGCCGCAAGGACTGGAGAGCTTGGGTGACAGTATCGAGGTCACGATGGACGAGGAGTCCACGGTCAACATGCTGCCTGATGGCGGTGCAGAGATCATCATGGGTGAGGCCACCGACGAGAAGGACGAGTCTGACTTTGAGTGCAACCTTGCAGAGCACATCGACGAGGGCGTGCTGCACACTCTGTCGAGTGACTTGATCGAGTTGTTTGAGGCCGACATGGTGGCCCGCAAAGACTGGGCTGACACATTCGTCAAGGGTCTGGAAGTGCTGGGCTTCAAGTACGAGGAGCGCACCGAGCCGTGGGACGACGCCTGCGGTGTGTATTCCACAGTGCTGGCCGAAGCTGCGATTCGGTTCCAAGCCGAGACCATGAGCGAGACATTCCCTGCTGCTGGCCCTGTCAAGACAAAGATTCTTGGCAAGGTGAGCAAAGAGAAAGAAGAAGCTGCTGAGCGTGTCAAGAACGACATGAACTATCAGTTGACCGAGCGCATGGTCGAGTACCGGCCAGAGCACGAGCGCATGTTGTACAGCTTGGGCCTTGCAGGTAGCGCGTTCAAGAAGGTGTACTTCGACCCACTGCTGGGTCGTCAAGTCTCTATCTATCTTCCAGCAGAAGATGTGGTGGTGCCGTATGGTGCGTCACACATCGAGACCGCAGAGCGCGTGACCCACGTGATGCGTAAGACAAAGAACGAGATGGACAAGCTGATGGCCAGCGGGTTCTATCGTGAGATTGACCTTGGCGATCCTCAGTCATTTCCCACAGATGTGGAAAAGAAAAAGGCTGAAGAAGGCGGCTACACAATCCAGAACGACGAGCGTTACACGCTGCTGGAGATCAGTGTTGACATGCTGATTGATGGCGTGGACGACGAGGAAGATGACCTGCCTAAGCCTTACGTTGTGACCATTGACCGTGGCACAGGAGAAGTTCTTTCTGTGCGTCGCAACTGGGAAGAAGATGACCCGCTGCGCTTAAAGGATGACCACTTCGTGCACTACGTTTATGTGCCCGGTTTTGGCTTCTATGGTCTGGGTCTTATCCACATCATTGGTGGCTACGCACGCGCAGGCACTTCGATCATTCGTCAACTCGTTGATGCTGGCACATTGTCAAACCTGCCGGGTGGCCTGAAGGCTCGTGGCCTACGTGTTAAGGGTGACGACACACCGATCAACCCCGGTGAGTTCCGCGATGTAGACGTGCCAAGCGGCTCGATCAAAGACAACATCATGATGCTCCCATACAAGGAGCCATCACAAACACTGCTTGCGTTGTTACAGCGCATTACTGAAGAAGGCCGTCGCCTTGGCGCAATCAGCGACATGAACGTGTCGGATATGAGCGCAAACGCACCCGTGGGCACCACGCTGGCATTGCTGGAGCGAACGCTCAAGCCCATGGCGGCTGTGCAAGCTCGTGTGCACTATGCGATGAAGCAAGAGTTCAAGCTCTTGAAGAAAATCATTGCAGAAGAAGCACCCGAGGAGTACAGCTACCAGCCTGAGACTGGCCTGTCCAGAGCCCGCAAGACTGACTACGCGATGGTGGATGTCATCCCCGTCAGCGATCCCAACAGCAGCACGATGGCTCAGCGTGTGGTGCAGTACCAAGCTGTGTTCCAGATGTCGCAGTCTGCGCCTCAGATTTATGACCTACCCTACTTGCATCGTCAGATGATTGAAGTGCTGGGCATCAAGAACGCCGACAAGATTGTGCCAACGAGCGAAGATCAGAAGCCACGTGACCCAGTGTCTGAAAACATGTCAGCGTTGGTGGGCAAGCCGATGAAGGCGTTTATCCACCAAGATCACGAAGCACACATTGCGACCCACACGTCGTTCATGCAAGACCCGATGATTGCGCAGACGATTGGCCAGAACCCACAAGCTCAGCAGATCATGGCTTCACTGCAAGCACACATTGCCGAGCACTTGGGTTTCAGCTACCGCAAGCAGATGGAAGAACGCCTTGGTGTCACGTTGCCACCACCAGACGAGCCACTGCCAGAAGATGTCGAGGTTCAACTGTCCAAGCTCATCGCAGATGGTGGCAAGCAGTTGGCCCAGCAGCACCAGCAGCAAGCCGCGCAGACGCAAGCCCAGCAGCAAGCCGCAGACCCACTGTTCCAGTTGGAGCAGGCCAAGGTCAAGGTGCAGGAGATGGAGGTCACTCGCAAGGCCCAGAAAGACCAGACCGATGCAGAGATTGCCGCAGCAAAACTCGTCATGGAGAAAGAGCGCGTGCAGATCGAGGCAGACAAAGAAGCCAATCGTGTCGAGGCACAAAAATCTCAAGCTCAGCAGCGTCTGAAACTTGATGCACTCAAGGTGTTAGCCACACCGAAACCCCAAGGGAAGAAGGAGTAATCCATGGCCAAATCCGTCTTTGACGTGCTTGTAATGAAACATGAGGAAGATGTATCTTCCGCAACCCAGTTTCTGGCAAACGGTGGGGCTAAAGACCTCGCCGAATATCGGGAAGTAGTAGGCAGGATTCGGGGTCTCCAGCTTGCTATCCAAACAACCAAAGACCTTTCGCGCTCTCAAATGGAAGAAGAAGACAATGACTGATCAAGTCGAAAACGCCGTAACTGACGATGAAATGGAAGCCCAGCTTCCAAAGCCTGTTGGGTATCGGTTGCTTGTGGCGCTGCCACAGATTGAAGAAACCATCGGTGAGATGGGCATCATTAAAGCCAAGCAGACCATGCGTGAAGAACGCATCCTGTCTACGGTTGGGTTGGTGTTGGATATGGGCGAACAAGCCTATTCTGACCCCACACGCTTCCCGAATGGCCCATGGTGCAAGGTAGGCGACTATGTTGTATTTGCGTCATACACAGGCACCCGTGTCAGTGTTAATGGCGTTGAGTATCGCCTGATGAACGACGACTCCATCGAAGCAGTCGTGGCCGATCCGCGTGGTGTATCGCGTGCTGGATAAGGAGTAATACATGCCACTTCAAAAAGTAGAGTTTGAATTTCCTGACCCCGATAAGGCGTCGGATAAAACAGACTTTGTTGAAAAAAGCGACGGCAGCTTTGCGCTGAAAGTCGAGGGACGCGCTGCGGATGAAGAAGCCAAGCGCGAAAAGGCCAAGGCGCAAGCCAAGGAAGACGATTTTGACATCGAGGTGGTAGACGACCGCCCCGACGAAGATCAAGGGAAGAAGCGTTCTAAGGCTCCCATGGAGCTTTCCGAAGAGGAAATGGACGAGTATTCCGAGAAGGTGCGAAAGCGCCTGCAACACTTTAGCAAGGGCTATCACGACCAGCGACGTGCAGCAGAGTCTGCCGCCAAGGAACGTGAGGAAGCGTTGCGCTACGCGCAGCAGATCGCTGAGGAGAACAAGAAGCTCAAGGGCACTGTCTCCAAGAACCAAGAAGCGATGCTGGAATCAGCCAAAAAGATGGCTGCTGCGGAGCATGACGAGGCCAAAGTCCAGTACAAAAAGGCTTATGAATCTGGTGAAGCGGATGCCGTGGTCGAGGCTCAAGAAGCACTGACTGCTGCAAAAATGAAGGTTGAGCGAGTAAACAACCTAAAACTTCCCGCTTTACAAGAAGACGAGTATGATGTACAAATACAAACAACCGCCCCAGCACAGTCAGTTGATGACCGTGCCACTGCTTGGCAAGCCAAGAATAAGTGGTTCGGAGATGACGATGAGATGACCAGTTTTGCGTTGGGGTTGCACCAAAAATTGGTCAAACAGGGCGTCAACCCGCGATCTGACGATTACTACGAGAAGATCAACTCTCGTATGCGCCAAGTGTTCCCAGAGTCCTTTGAGGACGATGATGACCACGAGGAGGTGACCGAAGAGCGTCGTCGTAAGACGACAGTCGTTGCATCTGCAACACGAAGTGTGGCCCCTAAAAAGATCACTCTCTCGCGTACGCAAGTTGCTCTGGCTAAAAGGCTCGGAGTGCCACTGGAAGAATACGCCAAACAGGTTGCTATGGAATTGAGGAAACAAAATGGCTGAAAACAGACTTAATCGTGAACTGGAAACCCGTGAAAAAACGGCTCGCAAGAAATCGTGGACTCGTCCCGAGACCTTGCCAACTCCCTTCCCGGAGGATGGCTATGAATTCCATTGGGTTCGCATCAGCACTCGCGGCGAAGCCGACGCCATGAATGTGTCCTTGAAACTACAAGAAGGCTGGGAGCCCGTTAAGGCTGCTGATCACCCCGAAATTTTCGTTGCAGGCGTCGAAAACGACCGCTTCAAGGACAATATCGTGATTGGTGGTTTGATGCTTTGCAAAACCCCCACTGAGTTCGTTCAAGATCGCAACAGTTGGTTCAACAACCAAGCGTCATCTCAGATGAAGTCAGTTGACAACAATCTCATGCGCGAAAACGATCCCCGTATGCCGCTCTTCAATGATCGGAAAACAACGGTGTCTCGTTTTGGTAATGGAACTTAACTTTTTTGGAGTCACAAATGGCTTATCCTACCGTTTCTGCCCCTTACGGGCTTAAACCAGTCAATCTAATTGGCGGTCAGGTGTATGCTGGTTCGACCCGCCTATTGAAGATTGCAAGCGGCTATGCTGCAAACATCTTCTACGGTGATGTGGTCAAGCTGGTTAGCACTGGCACTGTCGAAAAAGACACTGGCACTACAACTGGCACCCCCGTTGGTGTTTTCTTGGGCTGCACCTACACAGACCCTTCGTCTAAGCAACCTCGCTGGAGCCAATACTGGCCCACCGGCACCGTCGCTTCTGACGCACAGGCTTATGTCGTGGATGATCCCGATATTTTGTTTAAAGTTGCTGCTGTGTCGTCTGGCACAACCGTGGCTTTCTACGCGCAAACTGTGATTGGCCTCAACGTCTCCTTGGTGCAGAACTCCGGTTCTACAACCACTGGCGACTCTGCTGTGGCCATTGATGGTTCCGCTGTTGCTACGACTGTTTCCTTGCCTATCCGCATCATTGCTGGTGTGCCTGATACAGCTAACGCTTCTGGTGAATTCTGCGAATTCATTTGCAAGTGGAACATGCCGTACATTACTCTTGCTGAAGGTGCTCCCAACGTTGTTACGTGGGCAGGTGGCCATCAGTATCTCAACCCACTCGGCGTTTAATAAGGAGCTAAATCATGGCTATTTCACGCGCACAGCTACTGAAAGAACTGCTCCCCGGCCTAAACGCTTTGTTTGGTTTGGAGTACAAAAAGTACGGCGAAGAGCACAAAGAGATTTTCGAGACCGAAACCTCTGAGCGTTCTTTTGAAGAAGAAACCAAGTTGTCTGGCTTTAGTGCCGCACCGGTGAAGAATGAAGGTTCTGCACTCCAGTACGACAACGCTCAAGAAGCATGGACTGCACGCTACGTGCACGAAACCATTGCGATGGGTTTCTCTCTGACCGAAGAAGCTATCGAAGACAACTTGTATGACTCGTTGTCCGCTCGATACACCAAGGCTTTGGCTCGCGCCATGGCCTACACCAAGCAGGTTAAAGCTGCTGCGATCCTGAACACTGCCTTTGCTGGCGGCCCCACCTACGGTGACGGTCAAGTTCTGTGCTCGACAGCCCACCCTCTGGTGTCTGGTGGTACCAACAGCAATCGTCCTACTGTCGCTGCCGACTTGAATGAGACTTCCTTGGAAGCCGCTGTCATTCAGATCGCTGGTTGGACAGACGAGCGTGGTTTGTTGATCGCTGCTCAGCCTAAGAAACTGATCGTGCCCCCAACGTTGCAATTCGTTGCAACTCGTTTGTTGGAAACCGAACTCCGCGTCGGCACCAATGACAACGACATTAACGCACTGAAGAACAACAGTTCCATCCGCGAAGGCTACACTGTCAACCACTACTTGACAGACACCAACGCATGGTTCCTGATGACTGACGTGCCTAATGGCTTGAAGCACTTTGTCCGTAGCCCATTGCAAAATGGCATGGACGCTGACTTTGATACCGGCAACAGCCGTTACAAGGCCCGCGAGCGTTATAGTTTCGGTGTATCCGACCCTCTGGGTATCTTCGGTTCCCCCGGCGCTTAAACCGCGTAAAGAAAAGCTCCTTCGGGGGCTTTTCTTTTTTGGTATTTGGTGTATATTTGAATCACTCCGGGAATTCCGGTGCATCAAACTGTCCCGGCAGACGACATACCGATTGATGCACTTCACTTGTATGTAAGGAACCTATCATGGGAATCGCAACTCACCTCGGCCCGTGGCTGCTTGGCACAACACGTTACACGACTGGCACAGACGCTGCTACTACACGTAACACCGGCGCAACTATCGTCTCTCAAGACAAAGCCGTTGCCTACAACGACGCTGATGCCACTACAGCATTCTGTCTTCCTGCTGGCTCACGCCTCGTGAGTTTGCAATTCATTACCATCGACGCATTTGATGCCGCTACGACAATCACATTGTCTTTGGCTGGTACAGCCATCACTGGCGCAACAACTGTGACTGACGCAGGTCTGGTTACTTTTGCTCCTGTGGCTTCTGACGCTGTGGCAACACTCTGGTCAAACACTGGCGCAATTGATAAGTTGTTGACATACACAGTGGCACAAGGCGCTTCCACAAACGGCGCTGGCGTGTTGGTGGTGAACTACGTGGTTCGCAACTCTGACGGTACGATGTACCAATCGTCACAGCAAGTGTAATCAACCCAAGGGGCTTCGGCCCCTGTTCTAAAGGAGATTGATTATGGGTATGCAAACTGACGTAATAGCCAAATCAATGGCTGCATCAGGTTCTGTTTTTGGTGACCGCACTCGTGTGCGCGGAGCCTTAGTTGAGCCCGGCACGGGTGCAGGTAGTGTCGCCTTTAAAGACGGCGGCTCTGGTGGCACCACCCTGTTTACCATCAACACTATTGCCAACGGCGAACCGTTTAGCGTGGTTATTCCAGCGCAAGGCGTTTTGTTTGAAACAGACGTTTATGTTGTGTTGACGGACGCTAAAGTAACGGTGTTCTATGGCTAAGAGTCCAGCATGGCAACGGAAAGAAGGGAAGAGTCCGAGTGGAGGGCTCAACGCGAAAGGTCGCGCCTCCGCAAAGAAGCAGGGGATGAATTTGAAACCTCCTGCACCCAACCCCAAGACCAAAGCCGACGCAGGGCGTCGCGCCTCCTTCTGCGCTCGTATGAGCGGTATGAAAGAGAAGCTGACATCCGAGAAGACTAAAAAAGACCCAGACTCGCGGATCAACAAGAGTTTAAGAGCGTGGAAATGTTAGATTTCAACACTGCATGGTCAGCTATCCTATCCTTGGTGATCGGATTGTTTGGCTATATGATGAATGAAAAGTTCAGGGAACTGACTCGCATTACGATCTTGCTGAACAAAACCCGTGAGGAGGTTGCCCGTGATAACGTCACTCAAGCAGAAGTGGATCGAATTACGAACCACATTGACCAACGCTTTAATAAACTTGAAGCAAAAATTGACCAGCTTATTCAAGCGGGGAGATAAATAATCATGTTTAACAGTAAAGACGACAAAGCGCCCACACCCCCACCCCCACCACGCCGAGACGAAGGCACCCCAAATTTTGACGGGAGTGCCTCATCGTTGGGTAGCAGCCTTCGTGATGCCGTAAGCATTCCTCTTGGCGGTGGTACGTTGGAGCCAGCTAAAGTTGGCAAAGGGTATGGGGTCAGATGGTCTAAGAAGTTTGATAAGGGTGGCAAAGTTGGTTCTGCTTCTAAGCGTGCTGATGGAATTGCTCAACGGGGTAAAACCAAGGGCAGGTATTTGTAATGCCCTCGGTTAGCCCAGCGCAAAAGCGTTTGATGGATGCGGCGGCTCACAACCCTGCGTTTGCCAAAAAAGTCGGTGTGCCTACCAAGGTCGCCAAAGAGTTTAGTCAGGCCGATAAAGGCCGTAAATTTGAAAGAGGTGGTGAGATGAAAGAATCAAAAGCCATGGCCAAGAAAGAAGTTGGCTTCATGAAAAAGGCTGGCGCACCCAAGTCTATGATCAAGCACGAAAAGGCTGAAATGATGGGCATGAAATCAGGCGGTGCCGTGTTCCGTAAAGCCGCTGATGGCGTTGCTAAAAAAGGCAAAACCAAAGGCACACAAATCGCAATGAAGAAAGGCGGGAAGTGCAGATGAAAAAACGTAAATTCAACGACGGCGGCATCTATACTGCCGAGATGGGGAAACCCCCACAAGACATTGACGGAGCATCTGTACGTATGAAAAAGCCAATGCCCAAGCCTCCTATGGCCATGAAGAAACCCATGCCCAAGAAGCCAATGATGCCAGTTGCTCCTAAGCCACGTGGTGCAGCACCCGATGAGTCTGTGATGCCTGCTCCCGCTTTCAAG